ATTATACAAACTAATATTAATATTTTATTATTTATAGAGTCTCTTAAGAATTATACTTACGATGATGATATTATAAACAAAACTATACTTTTACTTCAGGAGGCATTCATATCTATTACACAAAAGACAGATATTAAATCAACTTTACAGGATAAGTTATTAAATGATATATTATACTTTTTACGCATGTTTACTACATTCATCTATCCGTATTTTAAAGCGTATGACGATAAAATAGCATTTGTTGTAGCAAAAGAAAAAATACGTTTAATATTAAAAATTACTAACATGCATATACTTGCTCCAACGGACGTTAGTAATTTATATACCCTTAATCAATTTCGTAGACATGCTAACCCCTCAAGGTTGATGCAATCAAGTGACTTTTTTAACGCGGGCGGAAAAAATATTATTACGAGTATATTTATGTTTAATGATAATTTCGAAGAATTGTCAAATATATTTGATAATATAAGGAGGCAGGGTGGAAGATATGCCGCTAAAAATGAGATAGAGGATCTTGAGAACTATACAAGGGGTGTATTTATGCATAATAGGAAGGCTAAAGGGGAAGCGGAAGAAATTATGAAAAAACTGAATGATGATAAATTTAGTTTGCTATTAATACATTATGATGAGAAAGTAGCTGAATATAGTAGGGGTTTAATAGCCGATGATAAAAAGAAATATTCGACAATGAACTGGTTCCGTAACACAGCAAGTTTTTTGAAAACAGGTAAAACTCGTAAAACTCGTAAAAGAAATGCGAATGCGCAAACAATTAAAGAAAAACATTTAGAGATATTGGAAGCGGCTCGAAAAGAGTTTACAGAGGAATATTTAAGAAATAAAGAGTCTAACCCGTTTACTGCGACGGCTGGCCCGAACGCATATCTCATTGAGCGTGGTCAAACGCAGCTTGCTGTGGAAAATGCTGAAAAGCGTGCTTTGGCCGCGCGGGCCTATGCAAATGTTGCGGACAGGCATCTTCAGGCTCAGCGAAGCCTATATATGGGCGCAAGAGGTATACAAAGCGACCCTACAATAAGGGCTATTGCGCTTAAGCGCACACAGAAACTAACCAATGCCGCTAGAAATTCATCGAGAAGAGCACAGGAGGCTAATGGGAGAGTGATTCGCCTACGTAAAAATGCCAGTGCGGCCGCAAAAGCCGCAGCCAATGCGGCCGCAAGAGCTGCTGCTAATTCCTCCGAGGCTGAGTTAGCCGCATATAAAGAGGCAAATGCGCATGCGCCTCCAGCTCGCAGTGCTAAAGAACAAGAGCCCAACGATCGGCGTGCTCCATATATCCCAGGTGAAAATAATTTTTCACGTATCGCAAGGGAAACTGAGCTTGGACCTGGGGGAGTGAATGATCCTTTTGGTATTGCAGCAGCAGCAGCGCATAGTGATGCATTTGCGAATAACGCTAGTTTGAAAGTATTTAACACACCTGCTAACAACGCTAATCTGTTATTGTTTAACAAACCTGCTGCTACTGACCCATTTGATACCATACATGGCAAAAGGGCCTTGAATACACTAACTCGACCTCAAGTCCCTGCTAATCCATTTAACGATGATTCACCCCTCCCTCCTAAGGCTGGAAAGAACCCCTTTGATGACTTTGGCGGTGGATATAGAAAAAATCGGTATCGTACGTATAAAAAAGAAAACTGCCGCAAGTGATTGTGCCTAAACCCTACAGTCATTACACATACAATAATGACAACCCCTACCTATAAAGGTGCGCTACTTATTAGTGGCGAACCTGGAACAGGTAAATCACGCTGGATTCGCGAAGAAGCTGCCGCAGCCAGGGCGAAACTATTTCGCTGGAATGCGCGCATAGATCGTTCATTGCGCGAAGGCCGTGAAGTACTTCATCAGCAAGTACGCTCGAAAGATAAACTATTCGTCTGGATTGAAGGTGTGGATGATCTCACACAAGAAGCACAGGCATTTTTGCGTCGTATCCTTGAAACAGCTGCGACAAATGTGACATGTTGCCTGGAAGCGCGTGAAATATGGAAACTTTCACCGCCTATCCTATCGAGATGCACAATTGTTAGCATGCGCTCAGAGTCATCATATCGCCTTAGAAAAAATAAAACGATTGCCGCACACCTTGCTCTATTAACACCCTCATTAGATACTATCCCGGCTTCTAACAGTATTTTCGCAGCAAGACAGCGCGGCGACGACCCATATCGTATTCTTGAATTGATACAGGCTAGATATGGGATCGACCATGTTGGTGTACAAGAATGTATTCGCGCTATTGGCGCCGGCTCTTCACCTTGGATTCAACTCAGCCGTTTTATTATGGAAGTGCGTCCGGCAGAAGCCGTATAACTCCATGAATTTAACTAGGTATGGATCACGGTGAAGGAATCAGCGTATACGCGGAGGCAAAATCGGAATACACTAAGCAGCTCTGCCAATATCTTGTTCCATCAATTCAGCAGTACTTCCTTGATTTATTAGAAGAGGCAAAACAAAAGGAGACGGATTCCAAGCGTATTCTAGTTATGTTTCAAACTCTATTAGAAGATATTTCCGACTGGAATGTCGATAAAGTTCAGCGCGAAACGAATTCTATCATAGCATCATCTCAGTGCGACTACTTAGAAGAGTTAATGACAGCTGTTTTTATTGCGCACACTAAAGTGCTATCTGCCATTCGTCTCACGACGAAACAAAAGAAACTACAGATTACTATTCCTAAACTCGATCATTTTATTCATCGTATATTACGTGAATGCTCAAGGCTTCTATGGAGCAATACATATCTATTCTCGACAAATGCGCCTTCAATAGAGAGGCAAAAAAATCTTCGTCTTATTGAAAACTTCTTACAAGATGGTGTTCTTCAGGGTATTCGCGGAATGTTACCCGTAAAGAATATTCTTCGGGAATATCTGAAGGATGATGAATCAGAAGAGGAGGAGGAAGAGGCCGCAGCTGTCGCAGCCCCGAAAAAAGGGGGTTTACCGCCTATAGAGCCTCCGAAACAATCGGAAACACTCATCGTGGAGAATAATACGCCTATATCATTCACTGGAAGTGATACTCGAGATCACGATGACGATAGTGAAGATGAGTTTGCGCCTGTAAAGCCTGTTAAAGAGGGCACGAAGAATAAAGTAGTAGAAAAAAGCGCAGGCAGCCCATTTGATATTGAAGATGAGGAAGATGAGATTAAGATTTTAGAAGGGCCTCCGGAACAAATGGATGAGTTCGAAGATCTTGTTGTAAAAGATGAAATGGCCGTGGAATATGAAACGCTGGAATGATGCGTGCGTCAAACCACATTTTTTTCCTTTATAGGGCCCAGAATGTCAACTCCCCCCCTAGTCGCTGGTATGATTATAGGTGGTGTAGTTATTTCTTGCCTCGGTGCTGGAAGCACATATTATCTGGAAGAGAAGGAACCCTCTATCAAGTCGGTTGGTCGCGATTTTATCATTGGCGCCATTATGGTAATGATGATTCTACAGCTTCTTCCAGAATCATCGACATATCTCATAGAGTATGTTCTTAGTCTTATTCCACTCTCCCTTGCAAGCACGGCTACATCAGGGGGAGGAGATACAGAGGTAGAAGTAAAAGTGGGTGTTCCAAGGTTTTAACTTGAGCACATGCCATTAAACGAACAAAGACCACTTCTTCACAGAATCACCGACCTCTGACGCGTTCACTTGGAACTTGTCAAAGGCTGGCTCTGAAAACTGCCTCGAAGGTACAGCATCGTGTACATTTGCGGCAATATGCTTATATAAGTCAAAATCAGGGAAACGCTCCTCACCTGATGGCTCAATAAGAACATTTCTTCCCGCGTCATCGATCATCCATTTCCACAAAACATTATATAGAGGAGACACTGTTTCCCAGACTTCTAATCCCTCTTCCGAGCTCAGTTCAGCCCCCCCTTCCTTATTATCAGGGGTAACTGGAAACAGGGCCTCAAATAGACTCACTGCGAGTCTAGAAAGGTCAAACGACGGATTGGGCTGAATCTCAGGTGACGGCCTAGGGTGTAGTGGTTTAAAACTGTATTGCCCTTCGGCATCATTACCCGCCTTGAAATCATCGCTAAAGAAGAGCTGTTCGTTTATGGTGAAAATTGCCCGCCCGAAATCAATAATCCGGAACAATTTCCCATATGTAGGAACTTTGAACACTTCACCACTGTGTTTTGTATAATATAGGAACTCTTCGGTCGTTGTTGTCCATACGATATTATTTGTGTGTAGGTCATTGTGCGTAAATCCGAATACTGCCTGGGCTACACTGAGGGCCGCAATAACTTGGAATATCCACGCAGACCATTTGAGTTCCCACTCAGGGTCCTCGGGTGACGCGCCCACGAGAGAATAATCATCAAGTAACGAATCCATTGTACCATCGTTATTCTCTAAGCCAATGAGCATCGTGGGAAAATCCTTGATTTCTGAATATATACGATAATCATCTTCGATCTCCGTTTCATCGCTCTCTCCCGTCATAGCCTTCTCATCTATGTAAGAGAGCTCTGACATATTATCCGAGTGAAGCGATGCTGTTGCTGCACCTTCGGCATTCCCGTCAACTAACTCTACGTCGATTTCTTCCTCACTCTGTTCATCATCGGAGCCCATATCTGACGGCTCACGAAGAATATCGCCGAGCACTGACTCAGAAACAGACGCATGAGGATCCTTGGCGTTTGTTACATGTAGACGATAGAGCCCGCGCTTTTGCCCATGCCAGAACCAGCGAGTATGACGGAAACTCTTGAACTCCTCTGTTAGATTATATCTGTAGCGCTCAGCGCGAGCACAAAATGCGCCGTAGAACTCGTTGAAGTGGGGGGATACACCTGATTCACGGAGTCTTCCAAGTGCGTAGGCTGCGAGGGTCTCCGTATACGCCTGATTGGATGTATCTTGTATTTTAGTCCATGCGGAAGACCATGTTTTTGTGTGCCAGGGCAACCCAGTCTGTTTCGGGAGACTATATTCCCCCTTCATCCATCGGATGGGATCCAAAAGGTGTGTAACTTTTAAGAAGGCATTGCGCTTAATCGCCTGTCCAGTAGCGGGCCCGTCCACATTTTCAACAATATCCAACACACATGTTCCGGAAGTTCCAGAAATATCTATCCGATTTATTCTGTATTTGGAATCCAGCCAAATCGCATTTGTCTGGTGCTTTGTTATACGGAACAACTTGCCAAGTGTTGGAAAATATGTTTGCAGGGAGTGAAATCCATTTACGGAAGATAGATTATCAGACAACGGGCTAAGCCGGAAACGGGGCGCAGGTAAACTCATACCCCGGAGCGTTGATTCCATTCTTACAAGCCATCTTAAATGTTCTATTGAGTGTAAAACGCAATGAAAAAAAGTGGCACACATTCAGACAAGATGGCTGCAGCAGTGAATGTATCCCTAAAAAAGTTCGATATGCGCAGGATTCCTCAGGATGCCGTAGTAATTTTCATTGGGCGTCGGCGTACAGGTAAATCCACTCTTGTGCGCGACCTCCTTTTTCATCACCAAGAGATGCCGCTAGGTACTGTGATTAGCGGTACAGAAGAGTCGAACTCTTTCTATGGAAAAATGATTCCGCCGCTTTTTATTCACGGCGAATTCTCCCCGATTATCTTGGCAAACTTCGTGAAGCGGCAGAAGATGATTATGGCTCGTATACAGCGTGAACAGCAAGGAGGCGGTAAGTCACGCCTTGATCCCAGATCATTTATGATTTTAGATGACTGTATGTACGATGATTCATGGACACATGACAAGAATATTCGTTATTTATTTATGAATGGTCGTTGGCTGAAGGTATTCTTTATCATCACAATGCAATATCCTCTGGGTATTCAGCCGGCCCTCCGGACTAACGTGGATTTTGTATTCATTTTGCGCGAGCCGTATGCGACGAATCGTAAACGCATTTACGAAAACTATGCTTCCGCTTTCCCATCTCTAGAGTTTTTCTGCCAGATTATGGACCAATGTACACAGAACTATG